CCAATATCTTTTAATCCCCAACCTCCGACTAATTTAAAATCAGCAGCACCACCACGAGTAACAGGAATGACTGGCACACCAGCAGCTGCCAGCACTTTATTCACTTCTTCATAGATGCTTGGGTGAAGATCTTCAGCTTTCATATCACCATATGTCACTAATTCATGAACAACGCGAGCAATAGGATTCAAGTCAGCTGGGAGTTCAACAAAATTAGCCACGATGACTCTTGGGCAAATTCCTGCAACGATTTCAATATTGGGAATGGTGCTTATAGAAACAAAGATCGAACCATCTCCTGGCCCAATAGCAATATAGGTGACGTTTTGTCTATTGGTCTCAACAGCCTCAGGAAAAGTAATAGTTACAGGCCTGTCGCCAAAGCCTTCTTCATATTCTACCGTCATGCGATGATAGCCAATATAGCTAACTTCAAAAGAATTCTGAGAAGTTGGTTTCTCCGTATGTAGAGAAGCGTAAGCAATCATGTCAATGTTAGAGTAGTGGCGGTTGTAAGCTGTGGGGTCACACCGTTACTAACAACAATAGTTGGCGAAATCGAACCTGCAAATAAAAGCAATCCTGTGCCGGTAGAAGCAACTGTGCCCAGTCCAGCATATGCTTCAGTCTCACTGCCGCCAGTTGCTGCAGGAAAACTAACTGTGGCCACAGGAACGACAGTATTTGTACTCACCGTCCATCCGCTACTGGTGCGTGCCACAGCAACACGAGAATAGCTAGTATATGCTGCCTCACTTGTGGTTTGATTGCCTGCTGTAGGATCAGCCGTATGCAGCGAAACATAAATATTTGTGATCGGTGAGGAGGTAGCATTGACTGCCACGTTTGCGATTGAAGTTCCTTGAAACAACAAAAGCAGAAGATCATTGGCAAATGTTGAGCCAGTTCCAGTCATGGTAATTCCCTTTGATGATATGTCAATCCGTCTTTTACAAAATTAGATAAGCAACATTCTATTGCCTCTTGTAGCTCAATACTACTTATTTGAGCGGTAGATGGTTCTTCTTCCAACGCAACTTCTGCAAAAAAGTTAGGATGGTTATTTCTTTTTCTTTTCCGCAGCACGTTTTTCACTAAATGCAATAGCTACAGCTTGTTTATCGGCCTTCTTGGGCGATTTTCCTTTTGCTTCGAGCGCTTTCGTTTCTTTGGAAACATTTTTCTCAAAAGCTTTCTTAGATTTTCCTTTTTCTAATGGCATGTTATTTCTTTCTCTTTTTGACAATGGCGAAGGGTACAACTTCGCGGGGTTTCTTTGCCTTCACTGCTGGTTCTTTTTTCTTAACAGCAGGTTCTTTGTTCTTGACGGCAGGCTTTTTAATAGCCATATAAATCTCCAATTTTCTTTAATGTCGAATAATTCATAAGTTGATTATTGAGGCGCTTGTATTCCAGCCATGCGTCATTGGCTGATTGCGCAATGGAAGGATCGCAATCCTCAGTCTGTAATTTCTTTTTTGCAGATTGGTATTTCTCTTCAGCTTCTTGTCGAGCTTTGTTCAATTCTTCAATTGAGATCATGTATTAATTATTGCTTTTATAAGGATGACCAGCGCCCAACAACTCAAGCGCAGCATTGGTCTTAGGCAGGCTACGTTGTGGCACTGTTACATTCGGCTGATCCTGTGGACTTTCTGGGCCAGTATCTGGTTCACCATCTGTCTGCGATGGCATTTCTTTATAAGTGTACGGTTCCATATCATCTTCTTCACTCATTTCATCCACCTTCCACCAATTTGTCCTGGCATATTAATGTTAACAACACGCTTGCGGTCTTCAGTACCGCTATTCTTTTTATTTGGCCAGCCCACAGGCTCAGCAAATGTCAGTGCGATTGCATCCCATTCATCGGGGCTACGCATACCACGCTTTCCCATGTCTTCTTTGCTTTCTAGCAGCAGGCGCGAATGCATATCATATTTATAACCCGGTGCACACGCGTCAGCTTGTAGCGTATCACTGTCAGGAATCTGAGCTTCTCCGACGTCTTCCAGCCATTTTTTACTGCGCATCCACATTTCAGCGCGGCGATTACGCGGCCCACCTTTTTCTTTAGCGCGAACATCCTGCGGATCACTACCAAAATTCACTGCCTTCACGATATTACTGTATGGTGCACCCCAACTCAATAGAATGTCCACAGTACCAGCGCCGAGACCACCAACGTCAATAAATACTCGCTCAGGTTTGTCCTCATCTATGATCTGACGCAACCAGTTTGCTGAAGTCACTAGATCAATTTTGGATTTGCTTTCGATTTTTACTACTTGTCGACCCTTGCGCCATGCTACTGCAAAACGATCATCACCAAATCTTGCCGGATCTGCGCCAATAATCAATGGGCCAAATGCATCACATTGGTTCTTACGTGCCTTCAATACCAAAGCTGGCGGAATATAGCTGTCATGCCCAGTAAGCTGGAATGCCTCTGATGCTGTCGCCGGATATTCTTGCATGAAAAGTAAATCACCTAACTCAGAAATCTTATTTGCGCGCCATGCCATCTGCTCATTGTCTAGACCATGCGCAATTTGATATAACTCATCATCAGCCGAAACAGAAAACTCATCAGGAACAGCACGTCTGTACTCATCCTGCCAAAACCAAGGAATAAATATTGCCTCGTATTCGGACATGCCTGATTCAGCTGCCTGCCATTCCTGATGGAATTTATTTCCCATTCCATTTGCGGTTGACTCTTTTATAATTTCTGTGCCCAATAAGTCAGGAACTGCCTGCAAAATACCTGCGGCGTGTAAATCTGCATTGGGCCAAAATCCATACTCTGAAGCATGGAATAATTGTAATGTCTGGGAGCGACCAACTGCTTTTGTTCCTGCAGTGCCGACTCGATAACCAGAATCTAAAATATCAAAATCTAATTCTTTTGCGTTGGCTGCGCCAGTATGCGGTTTAATCAACTCTGGGCAATGCTCATGATAACGCGATGCCATTTCGAAAAGATTATCCGTCGCATCCTGTTCGTGCGTTAAAATAAAAACGCGCTGGCCAAAATGATGAATAACTTTCCAGTAAAATCTTCCGCCCACATAAGTCGAGCAGCCCTGCTGGCGGCCCTTTAAAATTAAGGCACGAACTTTTCCAGTTTCTAGCAGCTGCTTTTCCAACCGGTGGTGCAAATACTTTTGTGCGCGGTTCATAATGAACGGCTCAACAGCACCAGACTTTGTGCGAATCTTCAAACACTTCAGTGCGAAATGCTCGAAATTATCCTTCAACTTTTGCCGTATCGCCTTTTCGCGTGGCGACATTAATGATGACTTGGGTTTTTCCGCGACAGCTGTTTCAGTTTGCATCTACGCAGTAACAATTTCCAATAATCGAGAATTGGCGGGGATTTGAGTTTTATCAAAAAGCCTAAAATTATCAGTATCTACATAATAACGCACAAGATCACCAACCTGGAATTCACGCCCGTTGCCTTCATATGCTTGAACTTCGCCAATGTCATTATCAAGCACAATCATGCGCTCATGATGTTTGCCGAACTTATCTCGAACTTCAACAATCTGTGCAATTTCTAATTCAATTGGCTCGCGAAGAATTAAAAACTTCTTCATTCCAATTCCGCTAACTTTGTTTCAACGTTTGTGACATTAATGTCAGCGTGGAAACTAGCTAACTTTGGATGTATGTAAGGAGCGGCTTTTTCTGCCATAGCGTCTCGCCGATCAAGCGCAGCAGTAGGATCTCTCATGACCTTAAGCATATATTCTAGAGGGGTAATACCACCCTCAACTGCCTTCTTTACAAGCTCTTGTGTTCTGGTGTCTTTTGAACCCTTCGGTCGGCCAGCGCCAACCTGTTTTCCGCCGAATTTCGCCATAACTCCCTCAATTTTATTGCAGATTTTTTAAAGAAAAAAATCAGGAAAAACTACTATTGGTAGTAATGTCTACATCAAACTTCGAAAAAGCTTCTTTTGCCCACTCGAATTTTTCTTTTATCAACGAAAGGAACCAGTCCTTCATTACTATACCTTTTCCTACATAAAAGGTGCGTTGATCTCTAGGATCAATCAACTCATAAACATACCAACAATCTATTTCTCTCATAAGCCCAAAAGAATTGGCGGACAGCACCATGCCATCCGCCAATGTATCAAATAAATTTATTAGGTTCCTAGAATCACCAACGGAGTTCCTGCGTTCAGCGTTAACGTTGCGGAAGCAGGAAACACACCAGCATTAATGCCGGAGAGAGTGCCGTATGTTGCAGCCACAGAAATACCGGTAGCTGCTTCATTGGAAGCAGCAGCAAGATGCAATGCGGTATCGCTACCAAGCTGCGTGTTCAATGAAGTGTAGAGGGCAGAAACATCAGCAACAGTTGCATAAGTGCCCGTGGCAGTAAAGATCGAAGCCAACCAATACCAACCGGATGGCAGCGCAAGTGCTGTGGTCGGCGTATAGTTCTGAATAGCAGCACCAGAAGTCGCGATAAGAGCAGAAGTATTATTTGAACTCGTTACTAAGTTGCCAGGATAACCAGCACCGTTGTCCGCATAGAGCCCAACAAATGCACCACCACCCGTTTGGCCAGTAGTAACGTCAATTCCAATCGTCTTAATGGTACTTGGACCAGAAATGTAGTATGGATATGCATACAGCGTACCAGTCACAGTCAGCAACGTTCCTGGAGTTGAACCAGCAGGTAGGCCATAAAAGCGGCTAGCCACTAGCGGCAGGTTTCCGCCCAGATAAGAAGAGATCTGAGAAAGAGAAGCTGCTTCAGTTTCGGGATATCCACCGGAGGACAGCTGGGTATCGAGTGGAAGGCGCTCAGCGCCAGTAAATGGGAGAGAGGCAAGAGGTAGACCATTGGTATAGAGGCCTGACATAAAAAATCCTTTATCATTTTTGGGTTGTGAGTTCCCCAGTTGTGCGCGCAAGAATTCGCAACCTGCGTGCGCGTTAGCGCAAGTTGTATTTTAGAATTGCAAAATGGCTGAGCTAGTTAGATCTTCTTCATAAACTCGACAGCACGTTTCATTGCACCGCCATTTTTACCCATTTCACCAGCATCACTCTGATCAGGATGATCGCGAGTAAAAACTTCCTTGCTGGTGGGCCCATCTGGATCATTAGGGTCTTTGCCATAATGCGTGGTGACGTATCCATTATCGATGGGGCGGACAGTGCGAGAATAGTGTTCCGATTGCGATTCATACGGGATCATGCCAACAACACCAGCCGTGTCATTTAGTCGTTTGCCCA